GTGGAGTCGCCGAGGGCGTTCGCGCCGAGCTGCCCGAAGACGGGGTCGTCGAGGAGCAGCGTCCCGGGCTGCGCGACCGGGGCGGCGGCGTAGAACCCGGCTTCGACGCGGATCTGCGGGAACCCGTGCGGCAGCACCGGCGGGGCGCCGCTGCCGGTGGCACCGGCGGACAGGGTGAGCTGCAGCGCGGCGGTGGCGACGTTGGACGCGGAGTCGTTCAGCTGCACGGTGAACCCGTACGCGCCGGGGACGTCCCCCGACGTGCCGGACAGCACCCCGCCGGCGGACAGGGTGATCCCGGCGGGGAGGGTGCCGGTGAGCAGCGACCAGGTGAACGGCCCGGTGCCGCCCTGCTCGGTGAGGGTCGCGGTGTAGGCGGCGCCGACGGACGCGGCGGACAGGGTGGTGGTGGTGACCGACATCGCCGGGACGACGATCGACAGGCTGCCGGAGTTGCCGATGGTGGACCCGGAGTCCGTCGCCTTCACCGTGAACGTGTACGTCCCCGCCACGGTCGGCGTCCCCGAGATCACGCCGCCCGAGGACAGCGACAGCCCGGTCGGCAGGCTGCCGGTCAGGGTTGCCCACGTGTACGGCGCCGCGCCGCCGGTCGCGGTCAGCGCCTGGTTGTACGGGGAACCCAGGATGGCGTTCGGCAGGGTGGTGGTGGTGACGGTGACGGTGGTCCCGGCGGCCTGCGGCGCCAGCGCGTCGACGAGCGCGGCGAGTTCCGCCTGGATGCCGGACTGATCCTCGCCGTTGACCCCGGGGGTGTGAATCCAGTTGGGGCCGTTCGGGTTGTTCTCGAACCAGATGACGGGCGCGTTCTGCTTCCCGGCGGCGAGCCGCGCGGCGAATACGTCCCGCACGTGCCCCGTCGAGCCGCCGGTGTGCGACCACGCCACCACGCTGGACCAGGCGGGAAAGCTGTTGCCGCCGGCGCGGCCCCATTCCCCGATGCCCAGCGGGATCGGCGCGTTCGTGGCTGCGCTGTTGTCAGGGTTGCGGATGCCGTCGCACACGTCCTGCAGCGCGGGCGCGACGTTGCCGGTTCCCGGGTCGTTGCCGGGGGAAGCGTCGAGGTAGACCTGCTTGCCGTTGGAGTCGGAGTAGTAGAAGTCCGCCATCACCCCCGACACGGTCCCCGCCGGCGGATGCCACGACGAGCACGACGGCGCCGACGCGTACGACGGCTTGGTGTAAATAGGAATGCCGTGCGCGGCGTACGTGGGCTGCCAGTGCGCCCAGTACGCCAGCCAGTTCGACTGCGCCGCCCTGGCCGCCGCGGCGCCGGTGCCGACATTCCCGTACGGGTCGCTGCCGCTGGTGTCGTTGCCGAACGGCCCGTTGCCGCCGCCGAGGTTGTATTCATTGTAGGAGGTGCAGATGAACCCGTTGATGAGCCCGGACTGCTTCATCAAGGTCAGGTCGGAATCCACCGCGGCCTGCTCGTTCGCCACTGACACGAACCCGGACAGCCCGGTGCGGCGCGGTTTCATCGCCCAGCACATCTGAATGCCCGCGTTGTACAGGTTCAGCTGGTCCGTCGTCGGCCCCGACGTGAGGTGCGCCCCCTCCTGCTGGTAGGACACCTGCACGGAGGTGAAGAACGGGCGGCCGATGAACGTGTCGCCCTCCATCGCCGACCCGACTTTGGTGGCGGGGAGCCCGAACGACGCCTGGTCGGTGTAGGACCCGGCGGAGCATGACCCGCCGGCCCTGGAGCGGACGGAGGCGGCTTCGCGGAACACCACCAGGGCGTTTTCCCAGCTGATCTGGTTCGTGGACGTGGAAGTGACCGCGGTGGCGGACACGGGCCCGGCGGCGGCGGTGGCCTGCCAGCAGGACAGCCAGTGCATGCCCAGCGTCTGGGTGGACGTGGTGCGGCCCAGCGTCCAGCCGCCCGGGGTGGTCCAGGTGACCGCGGTGCCGGTCGAGCCGAAGTTGTCGCCGAACATGGCGATGGCCAGTTCCGCGGCGGCCACCGGGTTGGCCATGGCCGCGGGGAAGCTGGTCGCCCCGGCGGTCACCGACACGGTGATCCCGGGGAACAGTTCCATCACCTGGTAGGCGGAGGTGGTGGAGAACTCCATCAGGTGACCGCGGGCGCCGTCGGCCGTCGGGATCGTCCACGTCGTGTTCGTGATGCCGCCAGGGTTCTTCCGGTAGCACCAGATCTCCACCTGCTGCCCGGCGGCGCCGGTGACGTTCGACGGCGCGGTGCAGCACCACTCCCAGCCCGGGGAGGTGTTCGGGTTCGCCCCGTTGACCACGGAGATCTTCATCGGCGTGCCGGCCTGCCCGGTGACGATGCACGCGATCAGCAGCGTCCCCGCCGTCGACGCCACCGGGAGGGTCAGGGTCAGGGTGGTCACGCCGCCGGACACACCGGCGGTGATCGCGGACCCGTTCTGCACCTGCGTGAACGTCATCAGCCGGGCCCGAGGATCGACGACCGCAGCCGCACCCCGTTGCGCGCGCCGACGTTCAGGATTTTCACGATCTCCTGCGCGGCGGCGACCGGGTGGGTGCCGTGCCCCACCTGCACGGTCAGGTACACGGTGGTGCCCCCGGCGCCCCTGGTGCCGCGGGCGGGGGTGACTAGTTCGGGGCGCCCGGTGCCGTTGTAGGCGAGGTTCCACCCGGGCTGCAGGTAACCGCCGTGGTCGTACCAGCCGCGGGTCAGCTCCGAGTTCCACGCCCCGGCTGGCGACCCGTACCGGGAGGCGATGTAGGCCATCATCCACCGCAGCTGGGTGAACCCGTCGGTGCGCCAGTCCGCGCCGGCGCTGGCCATTTTGCTGCCGGGCAGCGCCTGCGGTATCCCGTACGCTCCCGATGTGGGGTTCTGGGCGTAGACGTTCCATCCGGATTCCCGCATGACCACGTCGTTGAACGCGGCCCACTGGCTGCCCCACCCGTATGCGCGGAGCAGGTACCGGGCATACTGCTGCAACGGCCCGTTCGGGGCGATGCCGAACCCCGGCGGCGTGGAACCGCCGGCGATCGGCACCGTGTACTGGGATTGCACCGCGCGGACGATGCGGCCGACGAAACCCCCGAGAGTGGCGGCCATCTCCCTTATCGACGGGGTGGACAGGTGCACGGTCACCCCTGGCGTGCCGGCGGCGTACCCGCGGAGGGCGTGGTTAGGGATGACAACCTCGCCGCCGCGCATGGACACCAGTTCCGGGCCTTTTTCACCGACTACGGCCCACCCGGGGGCGGCGCCAGGCGTCCCGGCGGCGTGGCCGGGGACCTGGCCGCCGGGGCCGCGGAGGTTCGGCGACGCCCCCGGCGGCAGGGTGACCCGGAAGTCGATCGGGTACGACTTGTGGGTCAGGGCGTGCAGTTTGGCCTGCGTGCTGGCGACGAACGCGCCGATTTTCTGGTCGGCCGCCTTCAGTTTCGGCCCGATGCCGGGCACCCACCCGAACGCGTCCGCCGCGATGTGCACGACATTTTTCGCCCACCCGGCGAACAGGATCTCCACCCGGAGCGCCCACGCCTGGACGAATTTTGACACCGAGTTGAACGCGGCTTCCACGTTGTGGCCGAACCGGATCATCTTGCCGATGGTGTCCTGGAAAATGACGTCCCAGATGTGCGCCCACCCGTGCCGCCACCTGTCCCAGTGCTGCATGATCCAGTCGCCGAGCGCCGCCATCCAGTGGCGTATCCGGTCGAACCAGGCGGCGGTGTTGTGCGCGACCACCGGAATGTGCGCGGCGTAGAAATCGATCACTTTGCCGAGGATTATGAGGAGGCCGGCGGTGGCTTTGGCCAGCAGGACGAACGCCTGCGCGCTGGTTTTCATCCCCTGCGGGCCGAGGGCCTTCAGGAACCCGGCGAGGCCCTGGACCAGGGCAATCAGCCCCTTGCTGATCGTCGGCAGCAGCGGCTGGAATTCCTGCAGCAGGTGGGTGAACACCGGCAGCAAGATTTTAGTGGCCTGTTCGAGGAACCCCACGAACGTCCGGATGTAGGGGACGCTGGCGCGGAAAATGTCCCCCAGCGACGGGCCGATGGACTTGATGAACGCGGCGATCTGCCGGAAAATCCCGGTCAGGCTCGTCAGGAACGACGGTGCCCCCGTCCCGGGGATGGGGCGCCCGCTGGGGCCAATGGCGGCAGGGCCGGGCCGGGTCAGCGCGCCGGAGAACACGGCGGTGAGGGTCCCGGTCAGTCCATGGAACGCGCCAGCGACGCCCAGCGGGCCCGCATTCGCCTGCCGGAACGCGGCGATCTGATCCCGGATCTGCTCCCGCTGCTTGCCGGTGGCACCCTTCAGCGCCGTTTGCAGCGCCCGCAATTGCGTCTGAGCCGACTGCCCCAGCGCCACGCCACCGAACGCGGCACCGCCACCGATGAGGGTGCCGAGGCCCAGCGGGATGGCCCCCGGGGCGAGCAGGGCGCCCAGCAAGGCGCCGAGGCCGATCCCAACTCCTGCCCCCGCCGGGCCGAGTGCCGCCAGTAGCCCGCCGCCGCCCTGAGCCGTCGCACCGCCGGCGCCTGCAGCACCGCTGGCCAGGCTGAGCCCGCCACCGCCTCCGAACAGGCCGAGCAGGCCACCGGCCGCGCGGGAGAACAGGCCGCGCCGCTGCGTCATCCGCGACAGTTGCGTGTCCAGCCGCAGCAACTGGGCTTGTGCCCGGTCCACGCCCTCCAATGTCACCCGCGGGGTGGCGACCATGCGGCCGAGCCGGTCCAGTTGCAAGCGCATCGACGCCACCGACGCCAGGGCGGCCTTGTCCTGCGGGTCGATTTTCGGCGCTGCAACTTTCTTGCCGAGCTCGTCGAGTTTCGCCTTCACCTCATCCAGGTGGGCGACGGCGGCTTTGTCGTTCAGGTCCACGACGGGGGTGGCACGTGCCCTGTTCAGCTCATAGAGCTGCCGGGTCAGGCTGCCGACATCCCCCGATGCGTCCTTTGCCGCCCGGCCGGCTTTCAGCAGCCCCGGGGTGAGAGAGTCGCGGCCGAGGAGCAGGTCAGCCCTGATCTCTTCAGCCACGGTCCCTCAGCTTCTCTTCCAGGTAGTCAACGAGAGCCTCAAAGTCGGCCTGCTCAAGCAGCCCTATTTCCCACGGGCGGATGTGGAGGACTTCCGCGAAGACGCCGAGGTACCGGTGCCGGTCGTAGGTGAACGCCCCGGCGGGGGCGTCGTAGGGCCCGCGCCGTCCTCGCTGGTGTCATCCTCAATGCCCAGCCCGTCGAGGTCCACGTCCACGCCGCCGGACAGGATGTCCTCCAGCGGCACGTCGCGGCCGTTGCGCCGCCACACCAGCCAGATGAACCCCGCCAGGGCCCGCGCCGATCCGGCGGCCAAGTCGGTTTCGTAGTCCACGTACCGGCATTTCAGCCCGGCCTCAATCGCCAGGGCCTCCGACAGTGGCTTACGGGCAGGGTCCCAGCTGAACACCTCACCGTTGATGGTCACTTTCGCCACGTGCTGCCTCCTATTTGGCGGCGTAGATCTTGTCCCGGACCCGGGCCACCGCGGCCACGATTTGATCCCGCACCTGCGGCCCTGACTGCTCCACGGGCCGGTCGAAAAATCCCGGCCGCATCCCGGCCGTCTGCGTCCGCCACGTCCACGACCGCCGCGGCGTTCCGGATACGGCGAACACGGGGTGGGTGATGATCCCCGCGTTGCGCTGGTTCACCTTGCGCCCGCGGCCTCTTGAGAACAGGGCCGTCGGGGCACTTCCCACAAGTTCCACGCCGGGTTCGCCAGTGGTGCGCTTGGACACCCGCACCCGCAAGTCACCAGCCAGCACCCGGGCGTACCGGTCCGGCATGAAAGCCGCCAGGTGATCGACCCTTTGGATCTCTCGCGCCAAAGGCTTCGCCGCGTCGTCGAACGCCTTGTAAAGCTCCTTCCGCAGCCCCGTCTCCCCGGCATCCTTGAGCGCGGCGGCGAGGGCGGCGAACTCCACGGCGGCGTCAGCCACTGGTGCCTCCCGGTTACGATGCGTGCATGAGAACCATCGGGGGAATCGTGGCAGCTGTGCTGCTGCTCGCCGCGTGCGGGGGCACCAGCAGCACAGCCAGCGTGACCGCATGTAAGCACGCGATGCGCGCCGAGTTCGCCGCAGCGGCATCCACCGGCGCCAAGGGCACCGAGCCCGCCGCGTGCAAGGGCCTGCCGGCGAAGACGCTGCAGCGACTGGCCGAGGAGATCCTCGGCAGCCAATTCGGTTAGACGATCCCGCCGAGTGCAGGGTTATATTGCCAGATGCGTGAGGCTGCATTCCAGGTCGAGGACATGTTCACCCCACCGGCGATGGCACCGTCGATGCTGTAGTCCGGCAGGATCGTCCCGAAATGGTACACGTTCGGGGAGTTCTGAATGTCGGGATACAGGTACATGTTCCGGGACAGGCCATCCGTGGACGCCGTGTAGGTCTGCGCGGTGGCGTCGTCCCAGAACCCGGAGAACTGCCCGGACGAGTCCGGCAGCCCGGCGACATAGATGAGGTTGCCGTCGCCGAACGCTGTCACGTCCTGCTTGTTGACGACCTTCGACAGCGACCAGGTCGCCTGGAACGCGCACGACGACGCCGCCGCCCCGTTGGTCACCGAGATGTACACCGCGCCGTTGCGCCCATGATGCCGGACCACGTTTGTCTCCTAGTTGTCGAGCATTGCCAGGAGCTTCCTGGCGTGGCTGATGAACGTGCGGCCCTCAACCGCCGCCCTGGCTTTCCCCGCCGCCTCTTCCGCGTCGCCCGGGTGCGCGAGCGCCCACCGGATCAGCTCCCCGGCTTCTTCCGGTGAGGTGAACGCGGGGAGCATGGGAAACAGGTCGTCGGATTCGGGGCGCGG